GTAAGGTCCTGTAGGGGAGATGCACAGCCAGTGCATCCCCCCGCCGCAAAAGCGGCGAAGAGAGCCCGAGGCTCCCCTACAGGACCTTACGGCCCCGACAACTCCGTTAAACGGAGTTGCCCCACCCACGTCGTAGTGCGACGGACATGGGACGTCCTGAACGTTCGAGATGATCCCTGTCAGCGATTGGCTCGTCGCCGCGTTTAAGGAACCACTTAAGCAAGGCACCCTCACCCGAAATCGGAGACTTCGGTTTCACGGGAACAGATCGCCACCCCTTTACCTGGGGGCGGTGGCTGCTGGGATTCAGTCTTTGGCTATCGTAGCCTAGGAATGAATGCCAACCTAGCAAGGGTGACGACGAGTCTACTCTGGGCAGATCCCCCATAAGGGGTTTCAACCAGGCTCTGACCCATCGCGCAGACTCCCATAGACCGCCGTGATATAAGCGGTTCATGAGAGCTACTGCGGCAACCACCTCTGTCACATCCGAGCGCCTGGTAGGGAGAACATGACGAACGCGGACTGGAGTAACATCCACGCCATCATAGTAATCCCCACCACAAGACTCGCGGAATTTCCCTTTTCCGAAAGTCTTGCCTTCATTCACCTTGAGCCCAAAAGCTTCAAGGTAGGAGGTGACGCTCGAGAGCATATCTGTGGGGACGATAATATCGTCACCATAGATGCGCACCTTGCCCGCGTAGGATTTGAAATCCCGGCGGGTAAACTGGCGTCTTTGCGCTGCCTGAATACCCATGAATGTGATGGTCGTGAAGACCATTGCTTCGATGGGGAAGCAGAGCGCAGAACCCATAGACGCGAACTTGGCGAGGCGTATAACGCCATGGCCAGGCACATCAGCCTTTCGGGAGCGAGTAGCGTCGACACCCTCAAACAAATGAGGGAAGTGGCGCAACAACTCCCGTACATGCTGATTGGAGACACGGTCGGAGGCTTCCGAAAGGTCGAGGGTCGCGAGATCCCCGACTACGGAGCCCCTTTCGGCCATGACGCGATTAGGCGTCTGGTCCGAGAATCCAACCATCCCACAGACGGTTTTATCCGTCTCAAGAGCGCGCACCAATTGCTCCGCGACCGCCTGCTGCATGAACTGCATGCAGGTAGGCTCGATGGCAATGATGCGTGGTGTCTTCAGCGTTTTCGGGACTGTAATGACCCTAACGGGCCGTTCATCCCGAGGTTCGCAGATGTCAACGTTATCCAGGCGGTAGTTGAACCTCCAGTTGGGAATTGCATTGTCCCCGTAAGGGAAAATGCGTTCCAACCTGGAGGTCCACTCGGTAAGATCGAATTTCGAGTTTCCTCGAAGCCGATCAGCCGTGGCGCCCGGTCCATGCTTCGGTACGACATCACCGTTATAGACCGCGAGGTCTACCCGGGAGAGGACGTCACCGAAAAGGAGTAACGACATACGCCCAAACTCCGAAAGGAGCTCGGGCGACATACCACTGTCGTTACGCTTGACATCTGACTCACACTCGACGTACCGGGAAATGGCTCGAGAAACTCGCGCATCGCTGCACGGAATCTCGATCTTTGCGAGCGCCCGCGTAAGCTGGCGTATCGCAGAGAGGGAAGCCACATCCGGATCGTCGAGAAGACGACCAGAACAACGATCGAACACGCGGTCAAGGAAACCTCCGAGAAATCGGGGGAGCCCGCCAGTACGGGAAAAACCCGCAAACTGGTCGTGACCGACATGACCTTGGTCCAGACTTTTTTCGAAGTCGGAGCCAAAGTCAGACAGGGTTATCGTGAGAAACGATAGCCCCTCGTGTTCGAAACGACGCGTGAGAGTTTTTTCATCACGCGTGGTGCTTACGCTGCACTGATTCCCCAACTCTCGGAGAATCTGAGTCCAGAGCTCTTTCAGGCTTTTCACTGGCCCTCCTAATAGAGGTGACAGATCCAGCCTATGACAGAGCAAGAAGGGGCTGACAGGTAACTGTCAGTTCTCCCCGCCCAAGAGCTGAGTCACGCGAGCGCCAGAAGAGGCCGTCAGATAGCCGGTAAAGGCATCAACGACGAGCTTCTGCTCCGCCACCGTATACCCCGTGAGGGGGAAGTCGGTGACGACGTAGATGCTGCCCGAGTACTGGATGTTCACGGAGCCGAGCAGGGGATCCGCCGCAATCTTGCGGTGGTCCAGCCTGATCGTGCGACGCGCACGACTCCCGTACTTGTGACTGATGGACAACGCGAAGTTGCCATCGTCCTTGCGGAAGGTCCCTGCATCAATGCCACTACCCGTACGCGGAAGCGTCTGGGCAACAGCATTGTAGGTGACCGTCTGCGGATCAGCGAATGCCATAGGGGGAGCTCCTTTCGGTAAGGCTCAAAGCGCGGATTAGAATGCCGCGCGGGGCCAGGGACGGCGTCACGTACCGCGACGCCGGGCGCCTTGGGTCAAGCCCAAGGCAGCGAGGATACCGAGCTGTCTGCTCGATAGAGACAAGTCGGTAATCCCGAAGCCATACGGGTTAGCAGCGATCCGCTGTTTGTACTCCAGCACCTCTTGGCGTTGGAACTCCCAGCCGAACGGGATCCGCCCTGCGGATCCTGTGGTGACGAAACGTTGATCACTCAGAAGAGTGGATTGACGCATCGCGTAGCCATACTGCATAACCAGTCCGTCGAACCCAAGAGTGGAGATGTTATGAATAACATCTCCAGTATTGGTGAACCAATCGACGGCCCAAGACCACGGTGCAATATTCCACAAGACCTCCGGAGTGATCCGAGTGCCCAGCAGATAATTGCTGTACTGCTCATATCGCGACAGGCGGTCCCACGTGGAGTCCCCAAGGGGAACGTGGTACCGAAATGCCCCGCTGAACCAGTACCTAGTCTCTGCGGTCTCGCGCACTGAACAAGTGCACGAGAAATTACCGGCCGAGGGGCTTAGAGCCCCAGAGCCGGTGGTAGAAGCAGAAGACGAGGCCGTGGGTCCACCAGAGCGCCTCCGAATCTTCCGATCAGCATTCTTCACATACTGAGAGATCAACTCGTGAGAGTTTTTCACTGAGGATGCGAAGCTGCGGATGTCCCTGACAAGGGGCAGCCACCCGAATTCAACATTCAGGTACTCATGGCCGGCGCCTCGGGCAACCGAGACACGTTCTTTGAGTGAGGCTCCAGGAAGATTTGGAACGCCATCAGATCGCAGCTCCCCTAGGGCAGTTGCGAGACTGAAGTTGGGATTCGTCGGAAGAGCGTTGGCAACGGCAGAAGCGCCGTACGCATTCATGTTAGTACCTGTCGCTAAGACAGGACTACCAAGAAGCGCGCCAACACCATACCCGGTTATGAAGCCGGGTTGTACAGTGCCTTCGAAGAGAGCAGAAGTATGCTTTCTTGTCGTAGCACTAACAACCCCTGACCGTTTAATCGTCAGGGGCCCTCCGACGTCCCCAGTGCTTTGCGGTGTTCCGGCGTAGTAGCCCCAGTGGGGCGACTCGTCGGTGATCTCTTCAGTGAGACCAGCCGCCGTCAGAAAGTCAGTCCAAGGAGTGACTCCAGACGTCCTGTACCTGCCACTCGTGATCGCAGTTTCGCGAAAACGAGAGCGCTTGCGCAGGAAAGCCATGGGAAACCAAACTGGTGAAG